ACCGAGGACCTGCGCAATACATGGCTTTATTAATTAAAAAAGAAATAGAGCGACGATCTAAAATTAAAAATATGAAACCAGACTTATACAGAGAAAAGATCGTAAAGGAGCTGAAAAATGGTAAATAAAGAAGCTATTTGTACTACTTGTAACGGAAATCACTATGTATCTTTGTATGAACACAAGTTTCAAGAAAAGCCTACTGCAATAAAAGACTTGTATTCAAATGAAAAAAACTTTATAAATTGTCCTGAGTGCGTCGGTAACTCGAATCAAACCGACTCCTAACGATTTTCTTTTTACGCTTTGCGAATCATGATCGAAGATATTCAGCTATGGGAATATGTTTTTGCGTTAAGCGTACTTACCGTCTGGTATCTTTTTAAATAATTAACTAAGGAAGACTTGTGATGACAGAACTAGACAAGGCTATTCGTGTAATAGCATCTCGGACGACTCGAGAAGAATTTAAAAACATTAAATCCGTTATGTACGGATTATTCTGTGGAGCTAGTTTTGGATTTGACGAGAGTGGCCTAGCCTTTCGGGTTCACTTGGATCAACAATACAATAACGCAGATAAAGACAGACTTTACACGCGAGGACTACGTGTGGTGAAGTGATTTAGATGTGGGCAGGGTTTTCTCTCTTTTTAGTCATTGTAGAGCTACCATTCTCCCTGTCCACGTCTAAATTAAAAAGGACATGTTGGAGCTAGGAACAGAATTTGAAGATGAAACTTTTACACCTGAACAAAAACTTTGGAGAGCTGTTCTTCAACGTGCGTTCGAAGATGTTATTTATCCTGGTGTGGAACGTCCACTCATTATTCACAAATATAAAGCGCACTTGTGGTTCGTATCGCAGTCGAACGATTTTAATACTGTGTGTGCTTTGGCTGGTTTTGATTATGAGTATGTGTTCCATCATTATCAAGGAATGATCGATCGTGAGCAGGTTTACTTCACAGCCGAGCAGCTCCGATATATCAATTGGCGTAAAATCTATAACCAAAAAAGAAACATTACTTTCTAAATACCAAGTTCACGGATCGCTCACTCAAGTGTGCAATAAGTGTAATGTTGAACAATCCGTTGATTGTTTTCAATGGAGAATTCATAAGAGCAAATTACAAAAGCAATGTAATAATTGTAGAAGAAAAATAGATCAAGCGCATAAAACCAAAAATGTATTTCAATATATTTCGTATCTTGCAAAACGATTACATCATAAATACGGTAAAAAATTACGTAAAACTTGTTATTTGCAAAAAGAAGAGTTTGTTGAGTTGTTTATAGAACAGCATAAAGTATTTGGTATGAAGTGTCCTTATTCAGGCGTAACGATGACGTATGATTTAGGAGAGGGAAGAAAAGAAACCAATGTTTCTATTGATCGATTCAATTCCGATAAACCGTATGAAAAAGGCAATATTATTTTTTGCTGTGGTATGAGTAATACAATGAAGTTTAACTCAGCCTACCATCGTTTTATGGAATGGTGTGATCGTTTAGCAGCTCATAAAGATCAAATACCAGCTATTAAGGAGTACTTATGCAAACAAAAAAACAAATAAAAAAGAAAAAAACAGTGACGTGGATTCCTTGTGAATACGAAGCTAAAGGTAATCTTGTTTATACTTGGTTATTAGCGGCAGATGGTTCAGGGAAAATGAAACGAGTTAAAGGAGTTATATGATGGATGTAGATAAGATACAGGAGAAGATGAGAAAATTAAATAATTTAAAAAACATGGTGGTCACTACGACAGGAGAAATGAAAGAGATTTGGATGAACAAATGGTCTGAGATGATCGTTCATATTAGAGAAGAATTAGGATTGAAGAAAGACGGCTGATGGACGATGGCTGAGGAACCGGGGCTCAGTATCAGTCTACCCAATCGTAGATTTCGTAAGCCAACCCCAGCTCATTCACTAATAAAATTTAACCCCTTAAAGGAAAAATTATGAAACGTCTTAAGTTAACCACAACATTAAGATGCTTACAAGAGTTAATATAGGTATTTTTTCTAAAATGTCAAATTTCAGCTTTCTATATAGGTACTCTAGAGTAAATTACATACACACACAAAAAATACATAAAAGTACACTGAAACCAGGAAAAGTAACTATTATCCTTATATACCAACGTTTATTCTTTCAGTGTAGTACACTGAAAGTACACTGAATTTCAGCTTACTATGTATCTACCTCTACTGGTTAGGCGACCTTTTTTATGGTAGTTATATATTTTTAGTTTATAGTACCTATATAGATTTAGAAAATTAACTTATGACGAGTACAACAGCTTTAAAGAAACGATTGAAAGGAGCCGAGTATCTTACGCCTAAACAGCGTATGTTTGCAGAGTTCTATGTTTCCAGATATCCTAATGTGACTAAAAAGGAAGCTGCCAAACAGGCAGGTTATTCTGAAAAGATATGTGAGAAGACAGGTAGTTTGTTAACTAATCCTGATAAGTACCCGTATGTTGTTGCCTATATAGAAAAACTTAGAGATTCTGCATCTAAGCAATACCGGGATCATCTCCGTCATTTAAAAAGATTAGATAATTTATCACAGCTAGCTGAAGACAAAGGACAGATAGCAGCTGCAATCAATGCTGAATTTAGATTAGGTCAATCCGTTGGATTGTATGTGGACAAGAAAGAAATAAAAGTCCAGGACTTATCTGCGATGAGCAAGGAAGAATTAATTAAAACCATCAATGAGTTAAAAGATGAAATACCAAATTCAAAAATCCTTGACGTCGAAGCAGAAGACCAAGAAGAAGAAATTTAATACTGAAAGGGACTTTTGGGATTTATTTCATAAAGTCCATAACAGTCACTTAAGTACAAATGTGGGAGTGGTAACGATAAATGTTAAAAAGAAAAATTAGGATAGGTTATGAGGATATTCGACTTAATTTTGTTGATCGTATTCCTGCAGATAATGGGGATCACGTTTTCGGTGAGTATGATTCTGTTAAAAACACTATTGTTTTAGATAAAAAGCAAAGTCCCAGGGCTTTAGCAAATTGTTTGTTGCATGAGGTTATCCATGCTGTTATTTATCAAAGTGGATTAAATTCAGAAGGAAATTGTTTATCTAACGAGAAAGATGAGGAGCTTGCAGTCAGTGCTATTAGTAATCAGTTATCTCAAGTCATCAGGGACAATAAATGGTTCTTACCATACATACAAAAAAGTTTATTCAAGGACATAAAATCAATTGAAAAAAGCAGAGTCAAAGTTATATCAAGAAATAAAAAAACTGTTGCCAAACGCGCACTTTCAAAGAATAGAAACAAGCGTAGGACTAGGCGTTCCTGATGTTAATGGATGCCTAGATGGTATAGAGTTTTGGTTAGAGCTCAAGGTAAGTTCTAATAAGCGATCTGTGCTTTCCAAGTATCAGAAAGCGTGGATTATCCGTCGTGGTAAAGCAGGTGGTAGAGTATTTATCTTGCAAAAGGCCCTCAGGCAGAGATGCTTAAAACTCTACGGGTGGCAATCAGCCATGGCCGATGAGCCATTTTCCACAATTCCCGTTGCCGTTTTCCCATTTCCCGTGGACGCTAGCGCATTAAAAAACGCCATCCTTCACCAGCAGCAGACTCTGGTGCAGCGATCCTGATGGTTTCCCATCTCCCGTTTCCCATTTCCCGTTGATCTTTCTGCATTATGAATACCTGAGAGCCGTGCATCCTTCTCCCGGATCCCAGCAGCAGATGGTAAAAAAACACTTGACATTTATCCCATGATCATTATATAGAAGCGTAAGGTAGCTCAACTAATCGTAAAACAATTAGCTCCTGTTTCATGTCCGTTGGGCTACCGTTTCCCATTTCCCATTTGCCGTTTCCCATTTCCCGTTCGCCATTCAAGAAAGATGACTGAGGAAGGAGAAGCTCAGGACTCTGGGGCCACCAGCTGCAGATCTCCGGGCTTTTGGTCCTGAAGACTGCGTCATTTTGTCCAATAGAAATCGCTACGCTAGCGTATTAAATATATTATTATTAACCACAACAAAGGAGCAAATTATGGGTTTAGATCAATATGCAGGTTTTCGAGATGAGAACGGCGAAGTCAAAGAGGAATTCTATTGGCGTAAGCATGCAAGATTGCAACAGTTTATGGCAAGAGAGTTTGACACTCAACATGAGGAAGAACAGCACAATAGCCAACTTCAGCATTTGGGATTTAATGGCGGTCAAGGTGGTGTACGCATTACCGAAGATGTGCTTGATCGTTTAAAAAAAGCTTGTGAGAGTGGGTATTACGAATATTTTGCTCATGATGGTTTCTTTTGGGGGCAACAGTTCCAAGAAGAATCTGTCAAAGAGTACAAGCAACAAGATGAAAAATTTATATCTTGGGCAGAACAACAACTGAAGGAAGGAAAAGAAATAGGATACGACTGCTCGTGGTAGAAAGATTGGGGGCGACTATCGTCGCCCCCGTTTTCCCATTTCCCGTTCCCCGTTCAACATTATTTTTTTCTATATAACTAATAAGCATCAGGAGCTGGGACCGCCAGATGCTGCTGGCAGCTAAAAATCTTTGGATTAAAATTTTTTTGATTTCGACTTGACATTTGCAAAAAGATGAATATGTTCATGGGATAACAAAGGAGCTAAACAATGACTAAAAAAATAAGCAAGAAGCAATGGGAAAAAGAAAATAACGTGCTTTGGAGTTGTTCCAAGCATGGTAAAGAAACATATTTTAACATCAAACAAATGGAGAAGAAAAGAGGCATGAAGTCTTTTGTCTACGTGTGGTTTCATGACGCAGAGGGCAGACAAGAGAAGATGTGGGTGCGTATAAGATCGGGATCGCAAACAATTGGATTCGGCACACTGGACAATGTGCCTATTCATTTAAAAAATATAAAACTGAACGATCCTGTCCACTATCGCACAGATAGAAGCGGAATCACAAGACCTATTAGTAAGGAGA